TCACGCCATCACCTTGGTATTCAGATCCTCGATCGACAGCGCGTAACTGCCGCACATGCCCGGTGACCAGGGCGTGTCAGGTTTGCCCTGCCACCAGGCGAAACGTTCAGCCAGGCGGGTGTGGTATCCGTGTTTTGCATACTGCGACCCGTTGTAGCCGCGCGCAAAGCCAGCCCAGTCATGGCGGCGAAGTTCATCGTCCAGCCCGGCCGCGACGATAAAGGTCACCATGGCGTCCAGCTGATGCTCTTCATCCTGGGCGAAATCCTCGACCATGGCGCGGCCGGTATCAAAGCCACAGAGCGATGCGTTGAACCCCATGATCTGGGGCATCCCCCAGGAACAGGACCGGATCGCGGCGCGCTCATCGATCTGTGCCATGCGATCAAACAGATCATAGCGGGCGTCGGCCGATACCGGATAGGACTTTTCGCCCCATCGCGCATAGGCCAGCCCTTGCCGTGCGGCCTGATCACGCTTGGTGCCAGCGCCCAGTTCGCGCCAGAAAACATGTCGTTCGGGCAGCATTTTCAGACGGCCGTCCGGAAAGAAGCCGCTGTTGGCGGCCTCAACATCCAGGACAGCGTGCAGCTCATCCTCGCCCACGCCAATGCGATGGCCGATGCGGGGCAGATCGATGTCGTCCAACCGCCGGGCGGCACCTTTGTAAAACATCACTTTCTCCTCAGAATGGAATAGAGCCGGAACGGCTCGGGGTACGTGACACAGGTGATGATGTTGTAGCCGCGCCGGTCGGCCTCGGGGATCGCCAGCAGGCGCGCGCGCAAGATCAGGATCAGCCCGAGGATCAACATCAGATCAAAGCCGATATTGGCATTGAGCCCGCCCAGCTGGTCGCGGATCTCTGGCCAGGCATCCCCGGGCAGCACACGACCGAACGACCAATAGGTCGACCGCCCGATCGCGCCCAGGCTGAAGAAGAAAAACCCCCATGCCAGGCTCGATGCCGGTGGCGTCATTTCGGCCAAAAGGTTGGGGATGTATGCCCGGGCCGCAAACAGGGCGAGCACCAGGGCAAGGCCTGCGGTAATTTGGTGGGCATCCATTTCAGTGGTTCTCCTTCGTTTGTCCTGTCAGCTGGTCAAGAGCCTTGGAAATTTCGCGCTGGATGGCTTCGCGCTTCTGGGTCAGCTCGGCCAGCTGGCGCTCTTGCGCTGCGATAACTGGGGCGGCTTGTCGGACACGATCATCACCCGGCGGTGGGCAGGGTTTGCGGAACGGCCAGATCATCGCACGGCTCCTTTTTGGATCGCTTCCGAAATGTGGGTCAGCTGGGTTAGCGTCTGAACTTCGCGCGCGATCGCGGCGCTGAGGTTGCTTTGCGACTGCTCGATCAACCGGTCCGTCAGCGCCTCGATGCGCTTGTCCTTCTCGGCTGCATCTTTCAGCAGGCGGTGGCGATCATAGAGCATCGCCGACAGCATGAGCCCGATCGTTCCAAACCGTTCCACCCACCAATTCGGATCCATGCCAGGCTCCTTTAGACGTTGGTTCCGGCAGCATCTTTCCAGACGCTTCCGGACCACCAGATCGGCTTTGCCAGAGTCTGATCGTAGTAGTGCTCTCCAACCACCGGACTTGCTGGGCGTGATGCCGTTACACCGAAAGGTGGTGACGACAGATATGCCCATGACGACGCCGCGCTTGCGCCTGTTGCAATCCGCATCCGGGAAAATGTTGTGTCGAGTGCCATCGCACCAAGGTGCTTTTGGCTTGCAGTATTGATCAGAGCGGCATCATTCGAAAAATCGGCGGCAGCTGCCTGCAGCAGCATCATAAAGCGCCGCCAGTTTGTGCCGATATAGGCAAAGATCCCTTTGGCTCCGTCCGGGGTTCCGACGCTGCCGGGGTTCCAGCCGACACCGTCAGCCATGCTGATCGTGCCTTCCAAGGTGTCTGGAGTGAAGTCGCTCGGGAAAAGACGAAGTCCGTCCCAGAAATGGGCCGCCCAATTGGATTTCGATGTGCGGGCGTTATAGTTCAGCGCGATATTCCCGCTGTAGCCAGCGCGGAAAATATCCGGCAATTCGATCTGAGGGCGAACAAATGTCCAGTTGTTCAGGTGCTTGAACACATATGCTGTTGTGCCAGGCGATGCCTCAAAGCCCAGATTTGCGATGCGTGTGCCCCGCATTCCGCCGCCAAGATCCATGAAAATCACGCCATCATTCATGTTGGCGGTGATGCCGACGATACGGCTGTCATAGACGTTGGGCAGGCGCGGCGTGATCACGTTGCTTGGCGTCTTGGATGCCGCGGATGTTGCACCAACGACGGGTCCACCTGTGCCGAATGTCCCGACGATGTTGCGCACGAACAGGGTGTCGCGCCCTTCCGGCCAGCCAGAGACAACAGCGGTTGCGCCACTTGACGCCTGGGTGATCACTTCGCCGATGGTATAGTCATTGGCTGCGGCGACGGCCAAAGACGCCTCCACCTCTGTGGTGATTGCGATCAGAGAATAGCCCGAGACGCCCCCGGACAAGGTCATATTGGTGATATAAGTCCTTGCAAAGGACAGCCCGCCATCTTCACCACCGGCCATGTGGAAATTTACCGCATGGCGCACATAGCGCGCCTCGCAATCGATCAGCTTGGTGCGCTCGGTATAGGCGTTTTTGTTGTGCAGGCGCCATGCCGTGCCTTGAGATGCATTGATCAGCGATCCCCAAACGGTATGCTTGTGAAACTCCGTGCGGCGGATATCCATCACATCCCAGCCGATACTCGCATCGCTGAACAAGATGGTATCGCCGCCATAAACCTGCACCTTTGGGATGCTCGGACCTGCGGTGCCAGATTCCAGCACGATACATGCGGTATCGCTCGTCTGCTGGATGAAACAGCCATCAAGGTGAAACCGCTTTGCGAACGTGGTCACATCATCGGTATCGAGTTCCACGCGGCGGGTAAGCGTAGGGTATGAATTCCCTTGCGGGCCGACGAATATGGTCCATCTCCCTGCCCAGAACTGCTCGATGTACGGGGCAATATCGTCTCCGTCTGTCCAGCCAAACGCAATTGGCTGATATACATCGCTGCGATTGATGAGCCTGATGCCGCCCGTTTTTTCCACGTCATAGTCAGGATCATCAGCGGCCACTTCCGTATATTTATCTTCCCCCGCTTCCCATGCTGCGCCCAGCCCTCGTGATCCCTCGGGGCTGTCTAGCATTCCACGGGCAGTCAGAAATGGCTTGCGCCCAATCGGAAAGCCACCAGGCGTTTCGCCGTCAAAGACGCGCAGTTCCTTGCTCTGGACATCCACTTGCACCTCGGCAAAAGCGCCGACTGCACTGTCAAGCATCGCGGATGTGCCCCGACGATATTGCAGTTCTTTAGCCATAAGCCTGTTTCCTTATGTTGTTTCGTCGGTCCAGCCGAGGTCATAGGTTGCGGTAATCACGGGGTCATTGGTCCAGCCAAGATCCAGCGGAAATTCCAAAGGTGCACTTTTGATCACCGCATCGATCGCCTGCAGGTGCGGGCCTTCGACAACGGAATAGCCATCATCAGACCAGGCAAAGATCTTGCCGCCCCGCTCATCCGGACGCTTGGTTACCGCGTTGATCGGCCCCTGATCAGGGGCCGTGCGCAGGGCGCTGGCGATCAGGCGATCAGCGTCCTGCGTGGCCAGGATCGTGCGATCAAGCTGTCCCTGCAGTCCGACCTCGCGGGCATTGTCACCGACATAGCCTTGCTCGATCCGGGTGCGGCGCAAGATAGCAATTTTTGCGCCGTCGTATTGGGCGGCGACATCAGTTTCGAGGTATAGCGATCCGGATGTCTTGGAACTGGCCGGGCTCAGCGTGATTTGCGCCAGTGTCAGATTGGTGCGGCTGGTCAATGTGATGACGGTCACCACCAGCTCATCCGCCCCGCCATAAGCATGTGGCACCGCATAGGGCCCCGTGCCGTTGATCGTCTGAACCGGTGCCGGTGTCAGCTCGTCTATGCTCATCTTTGCCCTCCAAGTGCATTGCTCAGATCTGGCGCACGGGAGGGTGCTAGGTCGCCAGACCCCCACCAGGACCGCGTGCCATAGTCCTTTTCGCGCTTGCGCGCCTGGCGCTTCCAAAGCTGCTCGGCCTCTGGATCCAGAATGCGCTGTATCTGATCGGCGACCCCATGCTGAAAAGCTGCGCTTTGATACCAGAGCGACGATAGAACCGGTGTGTTGTAGCGGGCCAAATTGGTCAGATCGCGTCCGGCATAGGTCTTCTCACCATTCGATAACCGGCTGATGTTCGACGCGCCCGCGACAAGCACATCCGAACCAAGGCCAATCGTGGGACCCAGCAGGGTTTCGGCGGGTCCACCACCGAACCGGTTGGTGCCAGAGGCAAAGAAATCGCCAAAAATGCCCAGACCGCCCGACTGCATAACAGCGGCTTTCCAGAACGTGTCGGTGTCCATCGGGCGTGGATCGTTGCCCTTGACCAGCTCCTTCAGCTGGACCGCGACCGCGCCCATCAGAATGAGCGGCACAAACAAATCGATGGCATAGGTAAAGCGGTCTGCCGCTGTCGGCAGGGCCATGACGCGTCGGTATTGCCCGATCATAAAGGACAGGGTAAATCCCTTGAACTGTTTGCCGCTGCGCGCGATTTCCCCCCACAACGTTCCCGGCGCATTGCCGCCCAGAGCAAATGCCCGGCCTTCGACACGCTGACCGGGCACGGCATATTCAAGCTGTTCCTCGATCACCATCTGCAACCGCATGGCCAGCCCTTCAGCCTCCATCGGGGGCAACGTGGTCTGATGCTCACGCCAATGGATCGGCGATAGGAAATCTGCGCCACCGTCGGTTCTGAACCGTGCCTCGGGGGCGCTCAGATGCTCCCAATCCCGGGCAGTGATCCCCCGCGCTTCCAGCGCCTGACGCAACTTCGGCTCGATCCCGTCAAACGGGCGAGCTGCATTTTCAGCAAGATAGCCCGCGAATTCCATCTGGAACGCGACCTTGTTCATGTCGGTCCAATGGCCCAGGCCAGAGGCCCGGATGGTAAAGCCGGTCAGTCGGTTCGTAATCTCCGAACTCATCTGTTCGGAATGAAACCGCGCAGCGGCGGCACCGGTATCGGCCAGCGTTTCGGCAACATACCCCATGCGCGCCGCCGTTTCCCGCGTGGCATTGTTGAACATGAGATCGGTAGCGCGGCTCAGAACATTTGTTGGGCTCATCCCCACAACCTTCGCCGCCATACGCATATAGGCAGGGTCTGTTGTCGAAGACAGGATCGCAGCACCCAGCTTGGCCGAGGTCTGCACATTGCGAACATTCGCGAAAAACCGTGCAAGCCCCTCATATTCCGTGCGGTTGATCGACCCGTCGACAATGGCAAGCATCTGGCGGGCCTTTGCCGCCTTTTGCGCAACGGCAGTTTCGGCCTTTACATTACCTGCGACGCGCTTCTGGGCGACCTGTGTGGCATATTCCAACCCCATCTTGGGGTTCGGCCCCAGCACGCGCATCTGGGCGATGTCGCGGGCCATGCCTTGCAGGCCACCCACAAGGGATGAAAACGGATCAGAGGCACCAAAGCGCGCGTTGTAATCCATCCAGGCGTCGCCATCCAGAAAGTGCAGCACACGGCTTTCCGAATGGCGGTTGTACAGCGCCTTGCCGCCGGGCGTCATGCTGGGGTCGCGCCGGTCCCAGCCTTTGGTCAGGATGCCCTCGCGTACATCGGCCAGAAATTGCATGGCGCGTTCTCGGTTCGGGATAGACCCCTTTTCCGCGACGAACGGCTTGCCGGTCTGGAAATCATTGATCCGAGACCAGTCCACGCGGTCAAACACATAGGTTTCCCATGCGCCCGGTTCGGCCTTGCGGATTGCAGCGGCGTCGTGGGTGTGACGTGCGCCGTAATCATCCAGCTTGCCGATATCGCCGCCATGCGCATTGAACAGCTGGCGCAGGCGTTCCTGCTGTTTGTGGAACGCCTGCGCCATGGTTTTGGCCGTGGCATCGCCCGCGTCCTGCCCATGCAGTTCGCGGATGATATTGCGCAGGCGCGCAGGCGCGCGGCTTTCGCCCAGCAGGTTGCGGCCCGTCGCCTTGAGCGCGTCATAAATACCGGCATTGACCGATTTGATGATCGCCCGTTGCAGGCTTTCGATGCTTTCGCCCGTGAAACGGCTGGTTTCGGAATGCTCGATCAGATCGCGCAGGGCCAGCGCGGGGTCCGGTGCCTCGCTGATCAGCGCATGCAGGCGGCGCATGCTCTGCAGCTGGTTGATCACCGTATGTCTGCGCGACCGCGCCTGCTTTGAAGTTGCCTCTTTCAAAGTTGCAAGCGCGGCCGCCTCAGCCTGATGGCGCGGCATGATATCTTCAAACCGCGCCAACAGCTGATCGTATTCCCGTCCGGCCTCGGCCGCACGGGTTTGGTCAAGTTGTCCGCCCTTTACGGCGGCATCAAGACAATCGTGGATGTTCGCCATCAGTCCTCCTGTCTGACAGGGCAATGTCGCGCGTCAGCGCCTGTGCCCGTCGGCGGCAATGCCCCTGTGCGTGGATCAGGGCGAACAGAACCTGTTCGATGTCCACGCTCAGGCGCTGGTGTTCGATGAAACCGATCAGGGCCAGTTCCAGCCCTTCCTGTTCGTGCAGGGCCTCGGCGATGTCCTCGGACCGGTCGAATGTGTCTTGCGTCTGCATCACAGCCCCTCCGCTTCGATCATCTGCCAGGGCAGGATCACGCCACGGGTGCGAACACTGGCCAGAGTGCGCGGCGTTGCCACCGGCAAAACCCCCGGCAGCGTGGCCAGTGCGGCGCGATGCGCACCAGCCGCCCAGCGGCTGCCGACAAACACCGGCAGCGCATAGTTTGCGACGAACAGGCCCGCCTGTTCGATGCGCAGGCCCTGTTCGGTCAGGGCGGTGGTGTCCTGACCGGCGCGGCAGGCGGCGATCAGATGGCCCAGATGCGCCAGAAGATGCGACAGCGCCGCCTGCCCTTCGCCCGGATCAACCGCGGCGGTATCACCGATCTGCGGCAGCGGGCTGCGGCCCCAGATCGACAGGGCGGCGCGGGTGCCGCGCGTCAGACGCGCCTCGCGCACCATCTGCAACCACAGCTCGGCCTCGCGGATCGGAAGGCCCGCAATCTGCCCCTGTTCCGGCTCTGCCGCCGGGACCAGATCATACCGGCCATGCTGGCGGATCGCAGGCAGTACCTCGGATGTGATCCACTTACGGAACCGCTTGGCCGCATCCTTGCGGCTGGTCAGGACGAGCGCGTAGAGACCGCTTTCGTTGATGACAGTTGCGTTGGGGTTTCCGCGAATACCGTCGGTACTACCGACGGTATTCAGATTTACCGTGTCGCGCTCATCGTCATCGAGGCGGGAAACTGCATCACGGGAATTACCAATTTCCAGAACACGGCAGACATCTGCTGCCACGAACCACGGATCTTCGCCGCGCATGATCACTCGCACGGCCTGTTCTTCAAAGTCAAATGGGATGATTGCTGCGTTCATGACGCGGCCCTCCTAGAGTTCGAATTGAACTCGGGGCCGTCGCCAAACGGGTGCCCGAGCAACAGCAGGTTGGCGAACCGGCCTCTAGGTACCGGCATCCCGCAAGGGATCCCACTGCGCCCGGACATAGAAATGCCGCGCAAACGGCGCGGCATTGAGCGCCTAGAGGTTATCAGATCGCCAAATCTGGCACATGCTTTTTGCGTGTGCAAAGCGAGGTTGCCAGAGGTCTGGTGTGGTGTCAATGTGCTTGCGGGCTTAGGGAGGGTATGATGGGCTTTCGGTTTTTTTTGTTTATGTCCATTTCTCTCGCCTCCACAGCTTTTGCAGAAGGCAATGCTAGGCTTGCTAAAAGCCCAGCATTTATCGAAAAAGTCATGTTTTCCGATTTCGACCGTTGGAATGAATTGTGCCGTCGACAAACCACAACGGCCATAGATGAGAATTTTGCCTGTGGCGCTCGATATCAGACGAGCGTCGTGCTGTTCCACTTTGGGTGGTGTTTTGGCGAATTCGGTCAGCGAGCCGCCGCGTTTCGTTGGCATGCCTGCAACGGCAATTCTCACATTCCAGCTTCTAATGCCGCACAACCCCATTAGCTGCCCACCTTCACGGTACAGCCGCTGATCACTGTTTCCAGAACCTCGTCAGCATCGATATCATCCAGATAATCGCGCAGGCTGATGGTTTGCACGATGTCGCCATTCTGGTTGCGGATATCGAAGCCTTGCGCCTCGAAGGCGCGCAGCTCTGCCATGATCTGGCGATCCGGTGCTGCGGATTGGGCAACAGTCGGTGCCGCATCCGCCGGGGCTGTGGACAGGGATTTGCCGGTCAGGCCCTCATAGGTTTCACGCGGGACAAGCACCTCGCCGCCAGAGATGCCAGAGCGGGGCGAATAGATCGGTGTGCCTGCAGGAATGGTCACGGTTTCGACCCGGCCAAAATTCGCGGCTGTCTTCTGGCTGGCGCTGAAGGACAGCAACCCATCGGGGGCAACATCAGATCCGGCAAAGCCGCGATAAAGCGTCATCTCTTGGGGGGCATCGACCATGCCTGAGCGGATCAGCTGCGCCACATCATCGGCGCCGTTGGTGGCATAGCTTTGATCGATGCGCTTTTGCTGATCGGGGGTCAGGCTGGTTTTCGCGCGGATCTGGGTTTCCAGCATCTGCTCGATCGCCTCATCTTCGGCTTGGGTCAGCTGGCGGGTTTGCAGGGCCGCCTGCATCTCGCTCAGGACACTTTTGTTGACGGCCAGCACTTCGGGGCTGGATGCGCCATCGGCAAAGGCCCCCTCGGGCATGTCCTGCAGCTGCAGGTCGCGCGTGGGGGCGGCTGGCACGGCGGCGCGGCCGATCTCGGTCAAACCGCTGAAGGCGCTGCGATCAATGGCCTTCAGCGCGTCCAGTGGGCCTGGCGCATCGAAAAGCCCACGTTCGGTGCCGCCGATCTTTTGGGCCTCATCCGCATAGCGCTTCAGGAAGTCGGCAATCTTTTCTTTGTTGGCGGTCCGGCCACCGGGGGCAAACTTGCGGATCAGCGCCACGGTCAGCGGCGCTGTGTCACCGACAAAGGCATCGGTCTGCGCCAGCATGTTGTCCAGGGCCGCGCCGATCTTGCCGCCGTCGCGGGCCGCCAGCTCGCGCGCCAGGGCGATGGTGCGCATCGCATCCAGCACAAAGGGTGTGATGTCCATTTCCGGGCGGACACGGCCATCAGCTACAGCATTGCGCAGGGCCGCCCATTGGGGGGCAGCATCGACCAGGGCATCCATCAGGGACTTGAGCGGCCCGGCTTCGGTTTCGGCGTAGCGCGCGATGATGTCTGGCGCGTCGTATGCCCGGGCAAACAGCGCATCACGGATGCGGCGCGCGCCTTCGGCATTCACGGCACCGGCGGCATCGACCAGCCCGGCGCGTTCGGCCTGGGGGATCGTGTTCAGCACGGCGCGGGTGAAATCGCGGTTGGCGATTGTGTCGAGGCCATGGGCCGGGTTAAACAATCCAATGGTCTGCGAATTCAGGCCACGTGCATCGACACCGGCACGTTCGGTCGCACTCATCCGGGCCAGTTGCGACTGATTGGCGGCGCGCACAAATCCCTGCCGCTGGCCGCTGTCCATTTCAGACGTGCGCCGCGCGATCAGGACCGGTTGATCGATCCCTTCCGGAATGGGAAAACCCGCATCGGCGATCTGGCGGCGGTAGGCATCGGCCCGGTCCGGATACATCTGATACGCGCGTTCGAGTGCTCCGATGCGGCCATTGCCGCTTTCGATCACGCTGTCGGGGCCAACGATGGGCGCGCCCCGGTCCGCCTCTGGCGATGGCATCAGGCGGGCGGGATCCAGCCCGGAGGCAATGGCGCTGATCTGCTCATCGCTCGATGCGCGGCTGCGATCGCGCGGCTGCAGATCACCGCTGGCGCGCTGCAGGCTGGCCAGATCCACAACCTGATATTCCACATCGACGCGGATCCCATCGCCTGCACTGACCTGTCCGGTCTGGGTGTAACCGCGCGATGTCTGCGAATAGCCGCGAAATTCCTGCGCGCGGGCATTGGGATTGACTGGCCCGACAGGATCACGGCGTGGGCCGCGATACCCTTCCCAGGCACCGGTCCCCTGCTCGCGGTAGATCCAGACGCCGATCCTGCGCTGCAGGGCTTCGTCCATGACTTCATCGCCACGCAGGCCAAGGCCCTTTTTCGCGGCGCGCAGGGTGGATCCCACAACCTGAAACGCCCCCATCGGGGTGGCAACGCTGCCGATCTTGCCTTTGACCCACTGGCCATAGGCGCCACTGGGTGCGGAAAAATCCAGCGCCTGGTCAACCGTCATTTCGGTCAGCTTCACATCCTGAAACGTGCCGCCCTGGCGGTTCTGGAAGCCGAACAGCGCGTTGAAATCTCCACCGCTTTCACCGGCAAAAATCCCATTCTCGATCTCGACCCAGCCAGCCGGTGCGCCAGGGGGTGGCGATGCCGCTGGCTGCGGTGCGCGATCTGATCTGGGGGCCTGACCGCGCAGCTCGCGCTCGGCCTGGGCGACATCATCGGAAAAGCCCAGCTGCGGCGCGCCTTCGGGGCGCTGTGCTGCCAGGGCATCGGCCCTGGTACGCCGATAGCTCAGATACCGCCCTGCCCCTGCGATACCGCCCCCCAGAATGCCACCAGTCACAGCCGCCATGCCCAGCTGCAGGGCAGTGTTCGGCTGGGGCAGATCCAGCCTGTCGGCCATGTCGTACTGACGCCCCAGGGTCAGCGCCTCGATCCCGGTGTTGACTGCCGCCTCTACCCCAGCCGCGACCAGAATGCGCGACCCGGCCGGGGCACCGAACGGCAGGGCCAGCACGGTGTTCTGATCCGTGACACCGGCCCACATCCGGCCCAGAAAGGCGGTGCCACCGCTGCCGATCTGCAGCACGTCCATGGCATCGTCATGCTCAGCCTTCAGACGGGTGGTGACCTCGGCGGCAAATTCCTCGCGGGTGGTGGGCAAAGGCACGCCAAATCTGCGCAGCTCCGGATTGGTGCCCAGCATTTCGGCGTTGCGCGCCAGGACATAATCCAGCTGATGATCGAACTGCGCCTGTGTCGATCGCGCGCGCGTCGGTGTCGGGCCGTCGCCATAGAGGTTGCCGGATGTCAGCTGATCCTTCTGTTCGTCCAGCAGGCTGCGGCTTGTGCGCTGTGCGCGCTGCCAGCTGTCTGTCTCGATCCGCTCCGCCTGAACCCCGGCGCTGAAGGTTTCGCCAAAATCCGGAAGCTGCCCCTGCAGCGGGGCCATCAGCGGCGCGCTTTTGATCTGCCCGAGGGTGAAGGTCATTTGCGCACCTCACGCACAAGACGGCGCAAGCTGAAGGTGAAAGGTGCACCATCCTGGTTCATCAGCATGGTCGGCGGATCCGCCATATCTGCAGCCGGGCGGACAAACACATAGCTGTCGTCGCCCACCGCCATGATCTGCAGATCGCTCAGCGTGCGACGGTCCGGCAGTTCGCCGTTGATGTCTGGCACCTGCCCGCCCGAAGCGATGCGCATGCGGTTGGCGAAAGCCTCATCAGACCACTGGGCGGCGCGCGGGTTGGTCGGGTCTTTTACCGTGCCGGATGTGGCGATCGCGATCTGGGCGCTGTCCACGCTGATCCCCTTGGGCAGCAGGACCGGCACACCGTCCATGTCCTGGATGCCGCCACGGGCCTGACTGGTACCATACCTGCCGACACCCCCCAGCGCCTCATGAAGGGCCTGCTGATAGCGGTCCTGGTCGATGTCGGCCGTCGGATCAATCCGCCCCATTCGCTGCGCATAAAGCGCGTCTGCCGCTGCCAGTGTGCGCTCTTGCAGCGCATCACCGCCGGGCAGATCTGCATAGACCGCGTCCAGCACTTCAAAGGATGCGCCGCGCCGGTCCTTCAGCGGTGGCATGACGATGTTGTCGCGCGCCATCGCCGCCTCGCCGCGCAGCATGTCCAGCGCACGGCCAGGCGAATTGCCCGCTGCGATAAAATCCCCGGCATGGATCAACACCGGATCATCATCCAGCTTGATCAGCTCGCCCGTGCCCAGCGTGCCCGCGATCGTTGCAGCCAGGCGCAGGCGTTCCTCCGGATCCGCATCGACATCAAGGGCGGTCTTGAGATGATCCGCCTCATCATCCGTCAGAATGCGCCGGTCACGGGTATAGCCTTGATCGACCAGATCAGTGCCGATTTCGGCGCGGCGGGTCAGCTCGGTCGCAAGCGTCGTGCTGTCTGCCGTAAAATCGATGGGTGTGATCTTTGCGACACCGACCTTGTCGGCATATTTTATGGCGTCTTCGTCATAGCCCTTTTCGTGATCATCGCGCCATTTCTGCAGAACCTTCAGCCGCTCGGTCTGGTAGGGCTTCGCGACCTTCTGGCCCTTTTCCGCTGCGATCAACGTGTCCAGCTGGGCCGGGTTCATGGTGGCCAGCGATCCGTTTTCCTTGCGCAGGGAAATCGCAGCCTGTGCCTCGCCAAAGAATTCGGATGCCTTGACCTCGGGATTGCTCAGGAACTGCTCATCCACCGCCTCGCGACCATCGGCAGCAATGTCGCGAATTTCCTTGACCCTGTCATCGACGGCCGTCTTGCGTTCCTTGGCGGCTTTCTCTGCAGCCGTGGCAGCGGCCTTGGCATCGGCCTCGATCGCATTCTGGGCCTGCACCTGATAACTTGCGACCGTGTCAGCCTCCAAGCCGTCAAAGCCGCCTGCTGTGGACTTAGCAATAAAGCCTTCCGGATCCTCCTTGACCATGCGGATTGCGCGTGCATTCGAGATGTCGCCACGCAACCCGATCCGCCGGCGCTCGGCCTCGGCCGCATCAATCACGCCAGCGGCCACCAGGCCATCGATCTGCTCATCACCTTGCGACACCAGCACATCGATCGTGCCTTCATCAGCGCTGGCGCCGGTGCGCGCGGCCTCATAGGCATAATTGACATAGGTTGCTTCGCGCTCTGCATTGCGCAGGCCCAACGTGCGGCGGCCCAGACTGTATGCCACGGAATTGGTCAGGTCATCAAAAACCAGCCCAAACTTTTCGCTGTTCTTAGGATCGATCCGTGGGCGGCCGGTATCTGTCGTTTCGGTCTGGAAACGATCGCGCAGACCTTTCACCCCCTCTTGCCAGGCCTGATCTGCGGCGTCCGGATCGCCGATCTCTTCGACCTGCAAGCGCAGATCGTTCACATCGCGGGTCACGTCCACTTGGGCGCGTTTCATCTCGCGGTCCAGGCGTTCGTTTTCAAGCCCGGTGCCGACACGGAACAAGGTCTGGCCCAGCTCGGAAAAGGCGGCGCCGCCCTCGGGCGCCTGCTGCGGGGTGGCACGGGCGACGGGGCCCGCGCTGATACCGGCAGTGGGGACCGTCAGCCGGGTCAATTCAGCAGCTCCGGCCAGATCTCGGGGGCCGCTGTCAGAACGCTGCCCGCTGCAGACAGCCCACCCTTCAGCATGGCATTCTGACCCTGCGCACGCAGCAGACGCTGCTGGCCGGTCAGCTCGGTCACCTGCGCTTGCCCCGTCTGGCGGATCGATGCGGATCCAAAGGCCATTTCTTCGGCAGCGGTCTGGCCCAGATAGACGGCGGACGGGCTACCCAGATCAATGCCGCGCGATGCCAACTCGGCCCGCTGCGTCGCGATCTGGCGACGGAACTGGCCACGATAACGCTGATCCTCGACTGCATTCTGCTGCAGCGTCTGTTCTTTCTGGGTCTGGATCTCTTTGATCTGCGCAGTGGCCGTGTTCTGGGCCTGCACACCCTGCCAGATTGATCCACCTGCAGCGACGGCGGTCCCGGCAAGCTGTAGACCCTGCGCCAGCGTCAAAGCCTGCGCTGCGCCTGCAATTGCTGCCCCTGCCTCAATGATGCACATCAGCCGCCAACCTCTTCGATATTGGGCACGAGGCCAGTGATGGTCATGGGTTTCAGGCCATCAGGCGTGAATTCGATCGCAACTTCGTGGGCTTCGCCGCTCTGGATATCGATCTCGACAATGCCGTTGGCATCGCGGGCCATCTGCTCGCCCACCGAATAGGGCAGGATCTCTGTCTGTGATCCGACATATTCCTGCTCGGCGCGGCTGCGCTCGACAGCTGCAACAAAGCCGCCGGCGGTGCGGTGCAGGATCAGGGCGCTGCCTTTTTGCAACCGCCGCTTTCTGCCGCGTGTGTCGCCATCCTTCGCATCGGCGCGGATGCTCAGCGTGCGCACCCGGTGTGTGTCATCGAACAGGCCGATGAACGCATGGCTGACCGGATCGGGCAGGATCACGCCGCCATCGGGGGCGACGTTCAGGCCATCATAGGATCCGCGATCGGTCCAGGCAGAAACGATTTCACCGGCCAGATGGGGCATGGAAAATTCACTGGTGGGCGATGCGGGGGAAAACTCTGCGCTGCAAAAGGCGTGATTGAAGTTTTCGACACCGCTGGCCCCGTTCATGGGCAACACGTTCAGCGCCTGCTCTTCGATACAGCGCACGGTCTCGCCATCGATGATGCGGCGCACGATCATGGTCAGGATGTCATAGCGGCTGTCCTCGCTGGGCGTGATGTCCATATGCTCGACGAAACCACCCGCAACCGGGACCGGTGCCCAGCCCAGGACATTTTCCTTGGGGTCGTAGATCAGACAGGCCAGCGTGCCGTCGCCACGGCGAAACCAGCCCCTTTGATAGGGCGATGGCTGCCAGACGATCTGTTCGAAACCCGGATTGCCCAGATGCTGCGACGGCAGCGACAGCTCGACCGGGCTCATATCATCTTCGGAAAAATTGTAGCGGGTTTCCATGACACGCGATTTGTCCCGCGTGACATAGACGGGCCAGCCGTAGGGCAGCGCGGGCTGAACCGCTGCAGCACCGTCGGTCGCCACAACTTCTGGGCGAAAGGTCGCCAGCGTGATCGGCTCATCCCTGCCGCCGGAGGATCCTAGGCGCACTCCGCCAAGCGAGCCGATATAGATGCCCCGCTTGCCGGATATCAGCCAGTTGATTTCGTTCTTTGAACTGACGCCACCGATGTCATAGGAAAAGCTGCTGTCGTCTTCATCGCCGGGCTCAAAATCGCGATAGGCAGCAATGGTCGATGCAGTGATTGTGCGAGGCTCGGTCTCAGTGCGTGCTGCAAACAGGCGCTGTTGGTGCAGCGCAATATGGCGCGGATTGCCATAAATGTCGTTCCAGGCACCCTCTGACCAGCGATAGGTCGGATCATCGATGCAGGGTTGCGGTACGGCTTTGATCACATCGGCCAGTGCGGTGTTTGCATCCAGCACTTCCGTGATCTTTACGACGCCGATTTCGGTGGAGACATGCCGGTAACGGGTGGATCTGTTCAGATCGGTTTGTACGGTGCCAGAGGTATGCACCGGTGGATTTACACCGGTATTGCTGGCCAAACTCAGTTCATAGACATTGCCATCATAACGGACCAGCTGGCCGTTGTTGACATCGACATTCCCAGTCCAGATCGGCACTTTAAGCCAGTCTGTTGGTTCCAGAAGATAGACCACGCCCAGATGTTCAGGTGTGAATAGATCGCCAACTGCAGACAGCGTCACATTTGTATCACCCGGTTTGACACTGGTGTCGTACAAAAATTCCCAAAAGGCATAGGTTGCGCCGGGATCTGGTGTAACTGTGCTTGCCACTGTTCCGGCCGCATGGCTGGGCGGGTTTGGTCCGACAGATCCATCTGTGGCAACGCCAATGGTCTCGCCGGTGCCCTTGTAGCGATAGACACGCAATCCAAATTTGCGGATATCATTGACGATAAGATTGGCATTGGCCACCCAGGCAGTGATGGCACCGGACCCGGCACCGTTGGTCACCTGGATGGTGCGATCCTCGTCCAGGTTCTGCACTCGGAAGGGTCCGGCATCCAGCTCAGCCTCTGCAAGGGTCCAGTTGTCGATGGCAAAGCGGCTCAGCTGCTGCATGGGGTTGCGGCCGTCGACAAGGTACATGACATCTGCATCCTGCAGATAATTCAGGTTTGCCAGATCCGCCGCGGTGAAGGGTGTATCGATCTCGTAAGGTACGCCGCCACTCAGAACCAGTACGCCATAGCGCCAAACGCGCATCTTGCCGTCGCTGAATTCCAGTGCCTGGGCATCGCTGGTCGAGAAGACAAAGGGCACCCGGACCGCCACGCTGTTGCCGCGTGTCGTGCCGCGAAAGATCGTGCCAGGCGCACGCGTAAAACCGCCCTGGCGCAGGGGCAGAAAGCCCCTGCAGATCGCAAGGCCGGTCTGGTGGCGCTGGAAATCCTCACGCGCATGCAGCAGCGGGTCCAGCTCGCCACTGGACCAGGCAACCTGCGGCGGCCGTGTCGCCGTCATCGCAGCACCTCGGCCACCCAGTCATCGCTGGTCTGCGCAGACAGGCCATCGATGCGGCTGGCGGATGCTGTGGAATTGTCCGACGTGATCGCACGCTGGAAGGCGGTGCTTAGATCGTCCTTCAGCTCCACACGTTTGGTGCGTGATCCCACGAATTTTGGGCTTAACAGGACCGCCAGCTGGCAGGACACCGCCAGCTTGAAATCAGAGGGGCATCGGTTTTCGTTTGTGATGCGGATCGTACCACGCACCAGGACACCCGCCCGATCGCACCGCAAAAGGGCACCGTCCAGCCGGTAGCGCACATGATCATAGACCTTGCGCAGCTTCAACAGCTCGGGCGGCATGGTATAGGTGAAAGGAAAGTCCGGATCCGCCACCTCTGTCGGGCCCAGATCGGCCAGGGCAGGCTTGAAAAGGCGGCGGGCAAACGACCAGTCATATGCTTCCAAAACCATGCCCATGGCCTCGGGGTATTGCTCCGTGGCCCCGATCGCCTCTTCGGTGTTTTCACCAAAAGACTGCAGCGGACGCAGTTCCATCATGCGAAAGGCCTGTCGGGCGATAAAACTGGCGGCAATGGCTGTGGTCATCAGGCAACCTCGTGGGCAGCCGGGTCAGACCCGGCCGCCGTTTGGTTTAGGGCATGATATAGGCGATGCGGAAATCCATGGTGCCCGCAGCGGTGGCGTTTGCCTCTGCATGCACCCAGAGTTCCAGCAGCCCATTGGGATCTGCGGCAAGGCCCAGAACTTCCCACCAGCGCTTGAGATGGCTGGTATCGCCGACAGCAAAGGGGGTCACGATGTTTTCGGTCGCCTTGGTCTGATCGACCAGCGCATCGGTGTCGGTTTCGGTGCCGATCACGATCTGGGCAAAGCCCCAGTCCGCCACGTCGAAAAACGTATCCTCATGCACCAGCGCCTTGGATGGCACTTCAGCGATGCAATATTTGGACAAGTTGCTGTCGGTGGTCAGATTGGTCACCCGCCCGGTGGACAGGATCAGACGGCCGCGCGCCACTTCGGGGTCGGGCGGCACTGCGGTGATGTCGAAATGATCACGGATAAGGTTGGATTTGCCGGAAACGACGGCCATGGCTCTCTCCTGAAGGATTTTGGGGTCAGGTCAGGCCGGGCTGAATAGACCGGCCTGGTCCGGTCAGCTCTCGACGTTGCGGATGATGCGCACGCCCGTGTCTTGCATACGGCCCGCCTGCACGTAGGCGTCGACGTAGAGATACGGCAGGTTCTTGGCGGCCGTGTCATTCCACATCCGGCCATCGACATCCTGCCAGAACCCGGCGACGACATTGGACTTGGTCCAGATCGGGTTCAGGCGATAGCCGTTGCTGTCATAGGGCAAGCGGTTGGAGAACAGCCAATTGATGCCCAGCAGCATGCCGGGCTTGCCGCTGCGGATGTTCTCAATCTCGAACGGGTTCAGGCTGGTCTTGGTGGCGATCGCAAGATTGATCAGATCCGTCTTTTGCTTCGGGCTGATCAAGCCATAGATCTCTTCGTCTGTTTCCAGACCGAAATCTTCCAGCTCCATAGCCTCGGTCGCGGCGCGCAGCTTTTCAGCTGTTAGGCCGACGGCACTGCCGCCGAAATTGTGCGCGATGTAGTTTCCGGCAGGTAGGGTCACCAGCGTGTTGGGGGTTTTGCCCTCGTACACGCCGCCCATGATGCCACCGCCGGCAATGCGAAACTTTCCGGTCGCCTTGACCTTTTCGACGCCCAGGATGGTATCGAACACGCCGCGTTCAACGGCCTTGACCTTGTTGCGCAGCAGGATGGAACTGGCGTCCATCGCCTTGTCAAAGGTTTCTTCCTTGGTGATGTACTGACCGGTTTCGATCACCTCGGGGCGGACCAGCCAGCGCCGGGAATTCTTCGGGACGAATTCCGGGTTGCGGCGGCTGTAATCTTCGCCTCTCTGGTAATCGTCGGCATCGATCAGATCGGCGATGTCCTGCGCTTCGCCCTCGGCCGTGGTCACGGTCACAGCGCCGCGCAGCGGGTTTTCCATCTGCTGATGGACCAGTGTCACGTTGCCGGTAAATTTGAGCTTGTGGTGCGGTTCGACCACCTGTTGATAGGCCATAAAGGTCCCTCTCACGAAAAATCAGCGATGATGTGTTGAATTTTCGGAGGGGTCGCCCGGAACGCCGGACCCACACCTGAACCTTAACGTGGCTTAGTCGCCGGAATTGCCCGGATCAGACGGACCCGTAAAAAGCAGGGTCGCCCGTCAGGGGCAAGTTCATCGCGAATTTTGCGGGGATGTCAAGAAAAAACGCCAGATGTGGTGCCGAAACATAGGCCCCGCGCAATGCGCAGGGCCTTGTGATATTTCAGCTCAAGCCTTGGCTGTGGCAGCAGAGATGATCTTTTCCAGACTGGTGCGCTGGTTTTCCATCTCTGTATAGCGCGCAGCTGCGCCCGGCTTGCCTGCACGCTTGTCCGCAACGGCCTTGGCATAGTCGCTGTCTGGCTTGAGCATCGCGTTCAGCTGGGTCTGCGCCTCGGCTGGTGTCGTGCCCAGCCCCCCGCCATTGCCAGGCATCTGGATCATCCGATCCTCGCCCATCATCTCGCCGATGGTTGCAAACAGGCGCAGGGTATTGGCATCGCCGGTCGCGCCCTGCAGCACCTGGGCGATGTTCATCAGGCCCGTGCTGTCCAGCCCCGCCTGTTCCGCCAAGACACTGGCAGCTTGCTGTGCCAAGGCAACCTTGGAGCCGTACTGATCACCCCAGTCTTTTTGCAGATCTGCGCGCAGCTCAGCGCTGGAGGTTTCCAGATCCTTTTCCGCGCCGGTCAGCATACCTGCCATCTTTTCCGCGTAGAGGTTGACCACCCCCTGCAGCTGCGATCCGTTCAACCCCATCTTGTGGCCCAGCTCGCGCGCCTTCGCCTCCATGTCAGTGTCCCAGGCGGCATCTTTGGGCCAGTCTTGGGGCTTTTCGATCGTGTATTTGTCGGCCGCTTCGGGGATCCCGAACACGCTGGCGTTTTCGCGCATCCAGTCCGCGACATCCTGGTCCTTGCCGGGCTTGCTGATCAGCTGATCCGCCGGTTTGCCCAGCTTTTTCTTGGCGTTGCTTTCCATGTCGGCCAGACGTACCACCGCATCCAGCGGATCATCCACCGTCAGGCCCAGAGCCGTCAGCTGTTCCCGCTGGGACGCGCTGAACTTTTCGCCTTCCCACCAGCTTTTCGCGCCCCCGTCAGCTCCGCCACCGGCAGCGCCAGAACCGTCTCCACCAGTTCCACCTGCCGCTGCTGCAGCGGCAGCAGCAGCGCCATCATCGGCTCCACCACCGCCACCAGCGCCAGCATCGGCCACATTGAACACACGCCGCGCGCGGATGCGCATCAGAAAATCAAACATAATCCTGCTCCTCAAGAAGTTCACTCATTTGGGTTACGGTCAGCCCCGCCGCCGCAAGCAGCTGCAGGGCCAGATCCCGGCGGCCCGCCTCATAGGCCAGCCGGTATGGGTCGAGGGGCGCAACACTGGGCGCGCCCCCGGTCATTTTCACAGGCTCGGCCGCGCACAGCCCACCCTGACGGATCAGATCGGGAACAAGCCCGGGCACTTTGCGCGCAGCATCGCGCCAGATGGCGGCATGTTCGGCAGCCGCCGCGCGCGCATGGGCCGTGGTCCCGAACCGGGATAGCACCATCGACAGGCGGTCGAGGATCAATTGCCCTGCCCTCCCTGCATCATGGCCGACGCCTGCGCCATGTCGCGCATCCCGGCACCGCCAGTCTTGGCCAGCTCAGCCGCCTGCGCGGCCTGCTGGGCCTGTTGGCGCGCCTCCCGCGTCTGCTGGGCCACCTCGCGCGACACCAGCACCCGCTGCGGCACGGCCATGCTCGCTTCGTGCAGCACCTCGGCGTAATCGTCCGCGCTGATCCGGTCTAGGATCTCGGGCTTGAGCTGGGCCAGCGGCAGCAGATCGCCCAGAACGTATTGGCGCACGGTCTGGGCCTCCGAGGCGCGCAGGGCCATGGCAGCGGCAGAGGTGTAGGATACCATCAGCGGCGTGTTCGGCGGGATCCCCTCGGGGGGCGGCGCGATCTGCCCGGCCTTCAGCAGCATGCGGAACCGGCGTTCGTATTTGCGCGCCGCGTATTCCTCCATGATGCGATCGGCATGGGGTGCCCAGTTGCGCAGGCGCGCCTCTTCGATCACGCGGTTTTCTGCATCGGATACGCCGGTGCGCCCGGTCATGTTCATGACCGAGTAGTAAAACGCGTTCTGGACCGCCTCGGCGGCGGCGCGCTTTTCCTCCAGCGTCAGGCCGATGTTGCCGTTGAACTCTTCGGACCGCACCAGCGGGTTGCCCTGCATGCTGACGGCCCCATAGACGACGCTCCCGGGCCGGAATTCACCGTCCAGCGGCACGGCGTTGCGATCCGGGGCCAGCTTGGTCGGATCTGCGGCCCGTTGGGCGGCGCGCATGGTCGCGGCCTCCATCAGGTCCAGCTTGCGGGCTGATCCCAGCGCGATCGAACCGGGCCCCGTGCCATAGGCCATGCCGCTGTCCACATCCCAGCGCGGGAAATAGATCGGCATGTCATCAAAGCCGCCTTCGCGCACGACCGAGTAATCGAGCGCACAGCACCACAGGCTTAGCCAGCGCCTGCCGCGTGTGCCCAGGCTGCGTGCTTGGAAATCCTCATTCGGCATGACGTGCTGGAAATAGACGTGCTTTTCCATACTGGCCTTTTCGGCCAGCTCGGCCACGCGCGGCGGCACCTTGCCCTTGAATGCCCGCACTGCCTGGCGTGGCGTCAGATGGCGCTTGCGCACCGCCTCGATCACCCGGCCGTGGAAATCCACATCCACGACGATCTCTGCCAGGGAAAATGTGACATCGATAAACTTGCGATTATCCGTGTCGATCTCGTCATAGGCCGCACCGTTACCGAAGGCCGCAAGATCCGCATAGATCTGATAGCTGGCAGGGTAAAAGCTGCTCATTGATGGCGAAAACGACGTGTGCACCTTGGCAGCGGCCCGATCCAGCCATTCGGAAAACGGTGGCCAGCGGTTCAGATCCTCATCCGGGGTAGTGAAACCACCCCAGCGGGTGGCCGGGTTCGTGATGCCGGAATAGATCCCGGCGGCGAAATGGCCATGCGCAATGGCCCCCTCGCTGTTCAGCGTCTTGGTCAGCTCGCGCGTGGTGGGTGTGTCGATGCGGAACCCACCACGCTGGGGGCGGATCAGGCGCGCGATATCCTCCCAATCGCTTTCGAACTGCAGGCGCGGCTCCTTCAGCTCGGTCCAGCGCCGCTCAGCTTCGCGCGCGCGCTCATCTCCGGGGAACAGGATTGCGGATTTCATCACATGCCCCCGCCCAGCTTGCCGCCACCGGCAAGGCCCAGTGGCGATGTCAGGATGTTTGCGGCGGCCCCCGATCGCGCCTGGCGCAAACGCGCCTCGATGTTGCCGCTGGCAGCTTCGCCGGTTTGGGGTGCGGCGATCAGGGCCGGTTGGGATTTCGGAACTTTAGGTGCACTGCACATTTTGGCCTCCTGGTTGAACCCATGCAAATTGAAGGAAATCGGCAGATCCATTCGGGCCATAGCCCGACGTGATCGCCTCGAACGTGAAACCGCAGGCCGCCAGAAAGCGGGGGGCGGTGGGATGTGCGGCCCAACAGCGGGCCTCAAGTCGGTGAATGCCGGCGCTTTTTGCCCAGACGGGCAGACGCTGGCAAATTTCCACAGCCGCCCGGGCAAGCGGCATGCGGAAACTGGTGTGGGACCGGGCAAGGAATGCGCCCTGGGCGACGCCGCGTGACATTGGCACAACGGCCAGCACCGCGAACGGCATGCCGCTGCGGGTGCGCAGGACGTGGGACAGGACGCCCACAGCCTGCATGCCCCGCCATTCCGCCCACAGCGCAAGGTGCGAACCCTCCGCCCCCCGCGCCAGCGCGGCCTCCTGAAGGTCAGAGGCATCGAGGCGGCGGAACACCTCCAGTGCCGCGTGATCCTCGTATGGTCCCGCTTGGATCATCTGAATTTTCGATCCCGCCCCATACGGCGCAGCGCTTGCTCCATCGTTTCACCGCGGCGCAGGTTGTAGCTGCAGCCCATGGTGCCGCCCTTCCACGAACCGGAACGCTCACCGACTTCGCCGTCGAAATCGATATCGATGCTTTCCTTGATCCATCTCGGCCAGCCGAACATCTTGAACATGCGCCGACAGAGGACGTGGCGGCGCTTGGACACAGTTGCGATCCGGTTTTGGATCTTTCCGGATTTCAACGTGTAGGTGAATGGATATGCTTCCGCATATGGCTTTGCATCCGGATCAAAGACGCTGATCCAGGATCCGTCCGCCATCTGTTGCTCATAGGCCAGCGTGTGCAAAAACCATGGCATGTCAAACGACTTGCTCGACATGCCCCAGTGGAACATCAAGCCGAACTCGCTGGAGGCATAGGCAGACCACTGCGGGCCATCCATTGCAGGCCATGGATGCTCGATCACACCCATGGGCAAGACGATGGTCAGGCGCCAGAGCTTGAGGAAAAGCATCCTGTCGCCCATGTCATCATCATTGCCGTGAATGTGGATGCCAGCGCCAAAATCCCATCCATGTTTGGCTGTCGAGATTTCGACGGACTGGCCATTCTTCAACCAGCCGCGCCATAGGCCCTTTTCGCGGAATGTGTGCTGGAACATCACACGGCCCGCCCTTCTGCGCGCAACAGCCGACGGGCAGCATTGCCCCAGTTCTCGACGGCTTCGGCATCCGTCTGGCCACGCGCTTTCAGCTTGCCCGCTGCGACAAGGGATTTGCCCAGCGACATGCGGAACGTCATGCCCTCTTCGACGTCAAGTCGGTGCAGCATGTCGGTGTTGATGCTGGGATAATCCTTCATCAGCGTCACAATCCGTTCCAGCTTGTCCAGATCGGGTTTCGGCGCGGCCTTTTTGGGCGCGGCGGTTGTCGCTTTGGCCTTTTGTGTTGTCATCAGTTCGCTCCATAGGGGTTCAGGATGTCCCATCCCGTGCGCAGGCCACTTTTTGGTTTGCCCGACAACGGCGGCCCGCCTTTATGGCCGCGCATGTCCGGCGGCCCCTTTCGCTTGTCAGACAATCTCGCCACATAGGGGCTCATACCGTCGCCACGATGCTGGCCCAGCAGCAGGTACTGCAGGCCGTCCATCACGTTGGCTTCGGTGAATTTCTTGTTCGGTACCTTGCGCTTGTCGCCGCTGGCATCGATCTCATCGGTCCAGACATACCGCGCCTCAAACCCGCGCTTCAGGAACTTGCAGTCCGGATCGATCAGCAGCCCGGGTTCGCCCGCCTCGATCGGCGCTTCCAGGGCGGCGCGGATCGCCTCAAGCCGCGGCTGAATGCGGTTGGTGCCGATCACCTGCGGGCGGATGTGGAAACCCGCCGCACGGCCCACCATCAGGTTCCAGGTCGCGTTCTCATCTGCCGACTGGCTGGCGCCATGTTCGCCCGCCATATCGCCCCAGCCCGCCTCGATGCGCGCACCAGGGCAGCGTTCATCCAGATATTCCTTGAGACGCTGGCCAAACACATGCGCAAACAGCCGGTCGTTGGGGTAATGCACCTCGCCCAGGATGCGCCAGCGAAAGAACCCGGCCAGCTGGGCGATCACGGCAGCCCCCTTGAAGCCCTGATCGAGGCCGATCAGCACCGGCAGGCGCGGATCGTAGGGGATCGTATCTTCGGCGACGTGGATCCGCTTGTTGTACTCGCGCTTGAACACCGGTTCGCCCACGCGTAGGTACGTGACCTTGTTGCGCACCAGGCGATCGACCATATCGCCCCGCCCTGCGAGCTGCATCGATGCGATCTGGCGCGGGTAATAGCTGGGTGACAGGTTCTGCAGGTTCTCGCAGCCCGGCATGCCATAGCCCGGCTGTTCAAAGAACAGGATCTCGATGGGCTTGGTGCCCACGGGCAGCGCCATGGACAGCTCTTTTGCCATGCGCTCGCGCTCTTCCTTGTCGTGAAAGACCTTGAAGCACCAGTTGTCTTCATCCGGCGCGTTGAGGTCACAACAGATCTGGCCATAGCTCTGCAGATCGATCGGCAGACCGGCAAAATGCTCGCGCGATGGGAAGCGATCGATCCGCCCGATGCCGACGGTCAGGATCATGACAAGCATCGTGTCGGCTTCGTTCAGCACGATGTCGGTTGTCTGGATCCCGCGCATCGCCGCGATCGGATCATCGCCAAAAGCCATGAACTCGGCGGTGAATTCGATCGGGCCATCCTGATCTTCAAAGTTGATCACATGGGTCACTGGGTCGCCACGCCCGCCGGACCATTTGCCCAGCCCCTTGGGAAAGGTTTCGAGATAAGACGGGATACTGGTCGACCACAGCTGGCGGTAGGTCTCTCGGATGAACAGGACCTTGTAGCGGCGCACCCCGTCGATGGTGGATCGGGGCATCATGATCGCGCGGCGGCGGCGCGATTTCATCAGCGTGGTCGTCTTACCGCTGCCGACCGGCCCCTGGATGGCGATCACGTCACCGTCGGACCAATAGAACTCCTCGGCGATCGGGCCGGGGAACGTGTCATCACGCAGGGCAAGAAAGCTATTGCCGTCCGGGGACGACACGTCTAGCGTCTCGATTGCCTCTTTCGCGTCCAGACCCTCCAAATCTGCGATAGCAGCGTCCACGGACGCCTGAGCCCCCCCAGCCCCTTCATGAGCAAGCGACCAGCTCACCCCCTTACCCCGTTTCATATGGCCAATGTTCACGCTCATTTTTTCGGACCTTGGATTGCCAAAATAGTGAATGGGGTCGGAAAGGGGGGCATACAGAAAGGGGCCGCAGGCCCCCCCCGGGGGGGTCGAGGCCGGTTTGCCAGGGCGCGCAGGGCCATGACCACAGCGTGGGTCGATGCCGCACCAGGGCAACTGGCGGCGCGGATCCGGCGCATATCAAACTGATTTTCAATTAGTGCGATGGTGCGCATTTTATCCAACGTTCTCAATCGCTTGCCTCATCCGTCCGAGTGTCGCCGTCCGATGCCTGCGCATCATCCTCGTTAAGCCTTTGATTTTGCTCAATTTGCAGACGCACATCAGCCGGACGCATCCGACGGTCCGAACGGGGCGTGACATCGCGCATCCTGCCGCCCTGGTCGGACTGCGACGGACCCTGCGCCATGACCACCTGCACGTTCTGGGTGACCGCCACGTCGGGCGCTGCCTTGGGCGTGCCGTAGGGCAGCAGGGCGTCAGCGGCGCGCAGCATCTGGACGTAGAGCTGGGAAAACATGGCCAGGCGCTGCTGGGGGCCGGGTGCAAGGATCTTGCCATCCTTGTCCTTGGCCTCCGCAAACGCCCAGGCAAGCACCTGCTCGGCCTGCATCATCGCCGTGATCAGGGCGGTGTCGCTGCTGGCAAGGCCCGCCATCTCGGCCAGCACATCCTCGGGCATGCGCATGCCCTTGGCCGCCAGATACTTGCGCATCTCGCTGCTGCCCTTGCCCGCAGCACCGGACGGACGGCCAGCCTTGCGCTCGATCGTGTCGACCGGCGGCGCACCGCGCTCATCCGGTAGGAACGAGATCTGCTGACCGGCCTGCCGCGCCTCGGCGATCCGCTCTGCAGCCTTCTGCGCCATGACTTCCATGGAATTCCGCGCCTTTGCCATCTCAAAAACCCCCTTTTTTATTGCTTTTCAGAGGGTTAGGCAGATCGCACCGCAGGCCTACAACGGTTCCTACAACGCTTTTGGCCTCCGTTGTAGGTCCCGTTGTAGGCTTTTTCTCAATCTTTCCAGATACTTGATATCTACCTACAACGGTACAACGGAGAAATAGAGATAGCCTCACATGCGCGCGCGCGCGCGTGCACACATGAGGCATATACCGCTTTTGCCGTTGTAGCGTTGTAGGGAGGTGGTAAGTGGCTGATCTGGTTGCAAAAAAGCCTACAACGGACCCTACAACGGTGACATTCTCAACCGTTGTAGCGTTGTAGCCCTGACCCGAAAACAGGTGCCCTGACCGCCCGAAAATACTGGCACACACAGGGGTGGGGGGGAAGGGCAAAGCGCAAAGAGGCGCGAAAAGGGTGCCTTGATGTCTCATGATCAGCGGAAGTCCTCGATCTCGTCCGACGGCCGCACATCGGGCTGTTGTGCGACGCGCTCACTTGGAAAGCTCATCATTCCCGGGATCGCCTTCAGCGGAATGATGTAACCACGGGTCTGAATACGGTTCAGGGTGCGGGGCTGATCGACAGCGACAGCACCAGGCACACGGGCTGCGGATTGCTTCCACACACCACCGGCCCAGTCGCTGCCATGGAACAGATCCTGGAGCCCCTGAATGGGCTTGTTGGCGATGAAAAGCGACGGCTCGCTGCCCTCGACATAGACGCGCATTCCGGCATTCCCAAGGTGCCTGTTGACCATCTTTCGATAGTCTTCCGCGTCCACGTAAGCCTCTGAAACAAGGCCCTTATCAGCACCGGGTAAGGCCGCGCCTGCGGCGACCCACTGGGCCACGGTAAAGCGCTGGCCGCGCCGGTAAACATCGAACTGCTGACCCATCAGATAAAGCAGCATCGCCTCGGCATCGTTGGCCGTATCCGGGCTCTCTGACGCGACCTGAAACGCCACCTTGCGGGCCAGCGGCTCCATTTCTTCGGGGGTGGCGATACGCTCCTGGCAGGCCATGTCAGCCATCGCCAGAACGGTGCCCCAGTTGTCCGCATCGCGGTTGGTGATGCCCTGCAGCTCCAGCGCATGACGCCAGGCACTCAGGCGAGCGTCCCACGTGCCCCAGCGCGCGATCAGATGCGCCTTCAGGCGCACGCCACGGGCGCGCCAGGTGCGCGGCTTCAGGTTCAGCTTGGCGATACCTCTGTCGAGCGGTTGCATATCCAGCTTGATCAGACGCTGCACATCCTGCGGCTTCATGATGCCGGGTATCAGGATCGAGGAGAACAGAAAGGCGGAATAGACCTTGCCCCCAACGCCGGTCTGATCCGCGCTGCCGCGAAACCACTGCCCTCCAGAGGCTGCGACACGCGCCAGGGTGATAAGGTCGCGTTCCTTGCTGGACCGCTCGTCGCCGGGCTCCAGCTCGTCCACCGCCACTGGCAGCGATGACTGGCCCAGCTGGCTGGTAATGCCACTCTTGGTGACATCGGTCGACTGCACCAGCCCGCCTTCGCCATGCAGCATGGAAATCAGCTTCTGGAATTCGGACTTGCCAGCGGATGCGGATGCGGTCAGCCAGAACACCGGACGCCAGTCCAGCGCCCCGCACAGCATCTGTGCCGCGATCATGCCCAGGGCAATCTGCGGGTGCAGATCCGGCACCGCCCAGTTCCAGCTCCGCAAGGTGTCAAGGATGTCCGGCGCGGGATCTTTTTCAGAGGCGCCCAGGTCGGGGTGCGGGATGGGCGATGCCGCAGGGTAGATATGCGGCCCGATGCGGCCGGGCTTCAGCTGCTCGCCCTTGTGCAGCACCGCATCGCCCATGTGATAGACCAGACCACCATCCTCGTCCTGCCAGGCGCCGACACCGCGCACGGCATTGTCCGGACTGAACACGCCGCATTCGCTGGCAGCCGCCCACATGGTCATGGCGGCGGTGGTCTGGTCGAACCGGTTCTTTTTCTTCTGCATGATGGGCGGGTCGCCCTTTTCCGCCGTGTTTTCCCACTGGGGAAAGTTGAAGCACAGCCGGGGCATGGCATGGCCAAACAGCCCCATGATGTTCTGGGCGTTGTGGTTGTCGATCGCCCTCAGCTGCCCCAGTGCATCGAGGTAATAGGCGAATTTGCCACGGACCCCCAAAGGCGTGACCGGACTGTCGTCAAACAGCTCGCCGCGCTTTCGCGAACGGCCGCCTCCCGCGCCATTTCCTTGATAGCTTGGCGCGTGCTCAGCCCCAGCTCCGCTTTGAACGCCTCGACCCTCATCGCCATTTCCGGATCCATCATTCCGCTCATCTGTCTTTCCTTCACTTTGGCCACCCGGTGCGGGCGGCGCGTTTTCCAGGGCATCGCGCAGATCGTCCTCGGTCGGGACCAGCTGCGGTCGGTAACTGGCGCGGCCCTGGTTCTCCAGCCAGCCGTCGTTTGTCGGGTATTCAGGTGTTGTCATTCTTTTGCGGCCTGCTCATTTGCCAGCTCGGCGACCCGTCTGATAAAGCGGCCGCGCGTTTCACTGTTGCCCCGGCCAAAGCTGGGCCGGTTCATTTCAAGACGGGTTCGGGATGCGGCGTCGCGCGCCAGGCGCAGGGCCGTGGCATGGAACTGGCGGTCCGCCTGCTCGGGCACCCTCGATGTGGTCACCGTGCCTAGATGGTCAAACAGGATCTCGCCCGAGATGCCAAATGCCAGAAAATGCAATCGAAACACCTGGTCATATTCAGCTCGAAAAATCATGCGGCCCCCTCGCTTCTGTGCTGCTGCGCCAGGCGCAGCGCGTCGTTCAGGTCCTTGCCACCCCAGACATTCTGGAACAGATGCACGGCACGTCCGGCCTTGCGGTGCCGTGCGATCGCCATGTCCAGCGCGTGGCGGGCGGTGTCGTTATCATCGAGGTCCGCAACCAGCGTCACACGCGTGACGTTGGGGGGCAGATCCACATAGCCGATGTTGGACAGGCTGACGGCCGCCAGCACGCGCAGCTGCGGGTGCAGCGTCACCACGCTCAGCGCGTCCTCGATGCCCTCGGTGATGAACACATGGCTGTCAGGCGGGCAGTTGGGCAGGCTGGCGGGCTTGCCACCACGCGGCCCCTGCCCGCGCCAGATGTTGATTGATGCGCCGGCATAATCGCCCAGCACCTTCTTGGACACGGGCAGATCCGCCTTTTGCCAGCGGCCCTGGTCATCGGTCGCCAGATAGGTGCGGTGCACCGCGACAAACTCATGACGGCGGTTGATCGCCGCGACCATCGCCGGAAACTTGCCCTCTGTCACCTCGCCCGTGTCCTGGTCGGTATGGCTGTAATAACAGGCCGGGTGAAACCGGATCACACCCGGCGCACGGCCAAGGCGCGCCAGATCGATGCCACGCGCATCGCGCAGATAGTGATCGACCGGCGTGCCCCGCAGCGTCGGTGTGGCTTCCAGCCAGATCCGCTGGGCGATGCCCGCGCGCTTGGCCTTGCGTTCGTCCTCGACTTTGGCCTGCGCCTCGCGCCGCGCCTTTGCTTCGGCCACCGCACGTTCGCGCTGGCGGCGCACATCCGGGCTTTCGGTCTCAAGCCCCAGAAACGTGCGCGCCTCGCGCAGCTGGTCGCGCGGATCCGACAGGCCAAGGCTCAGACCGATCAGGTCCAGCACATCGCCACAGGCACATTGCGCCCGGCTGCCCGCGCGGGGCCCCATCGCAAAATCGACCCAGCGCCCGGCTTCAGGCCCGCTCATCGTGATGCAGAAACTGCCCACACGGCGATCCGCGCGGCCCGGGTTCAACGTGAAATATTTGCCGAAATCGGTGTGGCTGCCCTCTGCCGGTGGGGCATACTGGGCAACCACGTCATGCAGCCGCGCCAGCAGCATGTCCTTGATCTGCTCGACCCCGTATGTCTGGCGGGGTGTCATGGGTCAGATGCCCATGAACCTGTCACGATTGGTGGCGAGATATTCAATCCCTGCTCTCAATCGTTCCAGAGCTTTATCGAGATAATCGAGAGATGAATTTGGCGCGTCAGAACAAGAGGAACCTGCACCCAACGTCGATGGTGCAGCACCAAAGGTCTGGTCAGCCTTGGTATCTAAATCGGCGTTGATCTCATCCAACCGCTCAACCAGTTCAAGAATTGATCTGGCGCGCCCTGCGATATAGCCATACGGCTCATTATCCGACTGGATATGTGATTTTTCGTTCATGTGACTTTCCTTCTTTTTCAGTCAGGTTCGGAAAAGCGTTTGCGCAGGACCATCACGAGGTCCTCTTGCGCCTTGATCGTCTTGGCAGGGCACAGGTCGTTCCAACGGTTCTTGCCAGCCTCACGCGTCACCTTCAGGGCGGCGACAGCTGCATCCAGTCCGTCACCGCGCAGCAGCATTTCGACCAGCTGCAGATCGGCGGATTTGGTCCAGGGCGCTGCATTGCCGATCGCGCGCAGATGGTGGCGCACGGCACGTTCTGTCGCACCCATCTGGATGCTAAGATCATCCTCGATCGGCAGATTGGTGGTTGTGGGTGATGGTGCATCGCCCGGCCATCGCACAGTGAGGGGCGTGCGCGTGGCGATCGCCTGTGCGATGCTGTCACTGACGCGATCGGGATCCGCTTTGCTGCGCTGTGGATTGGATTTTTTCAGGCGGAACAGTTTGTTCGCGACGGATTTTCGATCTCTGTTCAGCTGCTCTGCGATCTCTGCTGGGGGTGTGCCGCGCCAGCTCAGCCGCAGGGCAAACGCCTCTTCCTCTTTCGTCCACTCACCAGTTTTGACTTTTGGCTTTCGGGCGACAGGGGCAGGTTTGGCTGCCACGGGCTTCGGCGCGACAGGCGCAGGCTCCGGCGCAACGGTCTCGACCTCCGGCGCAACAGGCTCAGAAACCTTGATCGTCCCGACATCATCTTCAGTCGGGACGTCCGGCGGCGGCGGCGGCGGATAAATACCATCAGGCGCACTGGGCGTGACAATAGGCTTGGGTGGGAACAGACCTTCGGGCACAATGACGGTGAACTGCTGCGACCCACCGCCAGCCTCGGCGCTGAAATCAACACCACACGAAACCTGCACCAGACCGGGCAGCGTGATCACATCCGGATCCACCGACAGCACCAGCAAGCCATCCTCGTCCGTCAGATCGGGCGAAAACCCCGCCGTGGTCAGCGACTGCAGGCAATAGGCCAGCACATCCAGCGCGTGCATCTTGGCCTTCAGGATCTGACTGTCCTCGGCCAGCGTCTGGCGCAGATCGTCCAGGGCGCCAGTCATGCTGCCACCTCGGGCTGCATATGCGCCATGGACAGGCCCAGCCGCCATTCGGCGAACCGTTCCACCGCGGCGCTGGCTTCCAGCAACACGCGGGCGCGCTGATGGTTGTAGACGCCAGGCTTGATCAGGATCACCACCTGGCGCGCAACCGCTGCCAGCTTGGCCACATTCGGATTGGCGCTTTCGCTCTGCCCCCAGGCGCGGGTCAGCGCGTGCAGGATCAGTTCTTCGCGATCAGGGTCCGCGATGCGGCAGCTCGTCAGGGCAATCAACGCATAAAACATGCTGTGATCCGCCGGGGTCATCGGAATATCGCAGTCAGCCATAAATATCCTTTCTGTCCGCATCTGGCGGCACCGGTTGGTTCAAAAGCTGGATGTAATCGCCCATCTGATCCGCCAGACGGATCAGGCGCTGGCGGTCACCCGGGTGATTGCGGATCTGGCGTGCCCAGCCCTCGATGGCGCGGCGCAACGGTGCTGTGTCCTCCAGCTGCTCTGCGGCCTGTGCTTCCAGCCGCGCCAGATCCCGGGGATCCAGCCGGTCGCCTTTAAGCGAACAGGCGACAGCAAAGGCTGCGAATTTGACCGCTGTCTGCTCACGCGACATGGCCCCCGCTCCGGCGCAAAGATCGATCCAGGCATGGGGTGGCGTTCATGGCGGCCACCACCCCACGCGGATCACGGCCATGGCGCTGGACCCGGCATTGGGTCAGCAGCCAGCGCACAACAGCCGGATGAAAATAAGAAAGGCCGGACGATCGGGAGGAGGAGAAACGCCCGGCCAGGTGCGCAGGCAAGGGTGTGGACAAGACACCCGAGGCAGCCTGCGGGGATTTCCACGGTCGGAAGGATCCGTGGAAACTCATTCTGCGGCGACCGGCATGTTGCCAGACCTCGCACGATCAGCAGGCTTCTGCGGCATCGCTGCCAGCAGCTGCTCGATCTCTTCTTCGGGCGCGCCCCAGATCAGATGATCCGCGGTCAGCGGGATGTCATGGGCAGCTGCATGGGCGAGAAGTGCGCGGTTTGCTCGCGGGGTCAGATCCCCGGCATCGCGATACTGCGACTCCCGCCGCCAGCCATATGCTGCTTTCGCCTGCAGCCCGGCAATGGGGCCAAGTGTTTCAACCGGCCCGATAAGCCGCTCACATACTTGAACTGGTGTTAGGTGCCTACTCATAACGCCAGATCTAGAACCAAGTTCCCTCTTAGCGCAATACTTATTTAGTGTTTTTCACTCTGTATTTAGTAGTTCACAGTGCCCACCTTGCACCCATGGATGACAAGTGGTTCAAACAACAACAAAAAAAGGTGGATGTGACCGCCGATCAGATCGCGGCAAAGCTTGGCCGCGACAGGTCAGTTGTGTCCCGCATCTACGTTGGCCGACAGCGTATGTCACTGGACCAGGCCAAAGTATTTGCAGAAGTATTGCAGGCTCCGCTTGATCAGGTACTTGAAAAGGCGGGTATTCTGGAAAGCAGGGAAACCCATCAGCTCGTTCCCGGCTTTTCCGATGGCGATGCCTCCCCGTTTCTTGAGAAACCGGGAAGGCCGGGGGACCTGTCCAGCACCTTGCGCTGTGCTGTCGCGTTTGGCGGCGGTCGCCCCGGTGTCGACGTCTGGAAAGTGACATCCTCGGCGCTGATCCTCGATGGATACAAGCTCGGTGATTTTATCCTGGTCGATACGCACCAGTCAGAGCGCACGAGCGCAGGTGACATTGTCATCGCCCAGCAGTACAACAACCGCTCAGGAGGCGCGACAACATTGCTGCGGCGACTGGAACCTCCTGTGCTCGTCTCTGCAACAACAGATCCTGACATGCAGCGCGTCGTCATTGTTGACGGCAGTAACGTGGTCATAAGGGGCAAAGTTGTTGCAAGCTGGCGTTCTTAAAAAGCCAGAAGAGACAAGGGTTTATCGCCTCTTGCAAAAGCAGTCTTTTGACAAGTGGCACCAGCGCGGGTTTATCTTTGCGCTCATCTCTCCCGCCATTCCACTCTATCCAATCTGGGGGCCGCTAACGTCGACCATAGGGCAAGAAGGCGCCATGATCATTGGCATGGCGGCACAATTTTCAGCGCTTTTTTTTCTGCCGTATCCACTTGCCGAAATGGCCAGCCGCAAGGAAATGCAGCGATTGATGAGGGATACACCAACGCTTTTTGAAGAGGCGGAGGTTCCGGCGTCTCCGCCGCCAGAGGACAAGGTCTGGACAGCAGGATGCAATTTCGAGATCCGCAAATCCGGCCTTACCGGGAAAACTACGGTGTGCCGTTTCGACCCGCCGGGGCTCATATCGCTGGATCACAGCGAAGCTCGCCACCTCGGCAAGATCCGGATTACTGTTCTGGTCGGTTACGAATACGAAACGGATCAGCATCGTGCCGCCGCCGTTGAACGTGCTGGGCATGTGTTCGCTCTGGCAAAATTTGGCTACCAACCGGCGCAGGATCTGCTGGAATGCAGCCCCGAAGTGGTGGCAGATCGTATCGTTAAAGAGGCGCGTGAGCACAAATTCACGCGGCCTTGGAATCACTAAGTTAGTGTATTTCACTAATTGGGTATTGACAGTTTGCGGTAGGCACCCCTAACTTCTGTGTAGATTTCACACACAGGAGCTTTCACCGTGTCCCTCGCACGCCAAAATCCCAAAACCATCCCCTTTGCCCATGGCGGTCCGATCACAGACCAAATTCTTGACAGCTTTATCACCGCCGCTACCAAGGCGCAGACAGCCGAACACCTCGATGACGCCGAGGCGGCGCTGATCATCTGCCTTGCCGCGCCGATCGCGCAGGAACTGCTGCAGCGCCGCCGTGCCATGGCGCTGATCTCTGACGTGGTCGATCTCGACAACGTCGTGTTCCTGCCTGCGGGCTGATCCAATGGCCCAGCAGATCCTGCACGACACGGCACTGGACGACTTTCAGCGCGTCATGGCGCAATTCGTCCAGGCAGACCGCAGGCCCTGCCTGCCGGACACGCGTGCGCTGATGACGCGCAAGCTCACCCCGGATGAACTGCTGGGCTTTATCTACGCGCTCGACTGCATGCGCACCTGGGCCGCCCAAATCGATGCAGGTGCTGTCAGGCTCAGCGCAAATCCGGCTGACGGCGAACATCTCAGCCCACAAGCCATTGCCCATGACCGCGCGCATTTTGCGGGCTGTCTCGCCGAGGCCATGCAGCTCGGCTTTCTCCGCTGATTTCCCCCGGGGTCGCCCGCGGTGCTGCCTTCCTCACGGCACCGGCCCATAACCCACAGCCCCGTCCGCAGGCGCATGACGGGGCTGATAACAGGATCACCAACATGGAGCTTTTGAATTGGTTTTTCGGCCATCCAGGCGCGCTATGGCTTTCAGCGATGACCCTCCTGTGTCTGGCCTTGGGCGTGGTTTTCTTGCGCGCCGTCTATCTCGTTGAGCGATTTGGAACACGCAACGGCTGGCCAATGTTCAAAGAACCGCGCCTCAAGCCACACCCTGAAACACAGGATGATTTCACCACCGCTGCAATCGCGGCCCGTTACCGCATGGAAAGGATGGGAAAATGACCTTCATCACCGCTGAACAGGTGGCTGAACTGACCGGCTTTGACAGTGGCACCGCCTTTCTGGCGGCGCGCACGCGGCTGGAGGACAGCAAACGCTTTCCCCCGCCGATGCCCACCTGCCTGCGCCCGCTGAAATGGCGCGCCGATGCCATCACGGCATGGGTTTTGGAACAGGGCGTGGCCCCCTCTGGCCTGCCCAGCATCCTGCCCCACAACGTTTACCTCATCGAAGAGGCGCGCCGCGCATGAACGATAAATCCGACAATATGGGACCCGGCGCTGGCTTGGGCTATATTCTGATCGCTGCCATCTTCCTTCTGGGATTGGGATTTGGCGTCATGACACGCGGCACTGACTGGTCCAGTACGGTTGCGGTGTTGCTCACTCTGTTTTCACTCGGCTTCGTTTTCGGTTCGCTGAAATGACACCCCGCCAGCCCATCCCAAATCCACCGCGCTGGCTGCGTCAGCGCCAGCGCACCGATGGCAGCTGGCGGATCTGGTGGGAACCCAATGCCAAGGCGCGCCAGGGCGGCTTTACCCCTGTCGAACTTGACCCAAAGCGTCTGACCTGGTCGGTGCGCGAAGCCACCCGCCTGAACGGCGATGTGGACAGCGTCGGATCAAAGGGGGCGCGCCAGGTCTCTGGTGGGCGCACGGTCGACGCACTGATCGCGCAATATCAGGCATCGAGCCGCTTCACGAAAAAGTCGGCCGCGACCCGCAAGGGCTACAGCGCCGACATGAAGCTGATTGCCGAAAAGTGGGGCAGCCGCGCGATCGGCGAATTCACCCGCCCCGTGATCTACACCTGGTACGAAACGCTTGCCGCCTCGCGCGGGCAGACCTACGCCGTCAACATCATCCGCGCGTTTTCCGTGCTGTTCACCTACGCCGAACTGCTGGGCTGGCGGTCTGAAAACTCCAACCCCTGCTTTCGCCTGGGCATGACGCCGACGGAACCGCGCCACCGCTCTGCCAGCTGGGATGAATTCGATCTGCTGGTGCGCACAGCCGACGATCTGGGCATGCCCGCCATGGCCTGCGCCATCGTGTTGGCCGTGCTGCAGGCGCCCCGCCAGAATGATATCATCCATGCCCGCCTCGATGCCTTCCGGCCCGTCACCATGGCCCTGCCGGGTGAGGATGCGGCGCGTGACGTTTGGATCTGGGAAATGATCCGGTCGAAGAAAAAGAATTACGGCGTGATGCCACTGCATGATGAGGTGCTGCCGCGTGTGCGGGCCGTGCAGGACCGCGCTTTCGAGGGTCAGATCTATCTGTTGCATGACGACGCGACCGGCCTGCCCTATTCCGGCGATCTGTTCCGCAAACGCTGGGCCACGATCCGCGCGACGGCCGCCAGCCGCATGCCCAAACTCAGGACCCTGCAATTTCGCGATCTGCGCCGCACGTTCGGTGTGATGTCCCGTGCCGGCGGTGCTGACCGTGCCGACGTGGGTGACGTCCTGGGCAACTCGGCCGCGATCAATCCTCAGCTCGGCGAAACTTACATGCCCCCCTCGTTCCACACGGCCGCACGTGCGGTGGGCTCTATCCAGCGGCCGGTCGCGAAGAAAGGCAAACAGGCATGAGAGACGAAAAATGCACGGCGCTGATCAAGGATTTGGTTTCGCGCACTCAGGACAACATGCGGGTCGGAAAAGGTGACGTGACAACCTTGTTGGTCATCGAGCTGAGCAATGAGGGGCCAATCCGTGTGAAAACAATCGGATGTAATTGCCCGAAATGCGTGGATCAGCTGCTTTTCACTTTTGCAGAAATCTCTTCTGACCTTACCCGTCCCGGCCAATCGGCACGGGCGGAGCAGATCCATTGATCCGGGTCGATGCGCGCGGATCCGGCAGCAGCTGGCAACCGATGATCAATGGCAAGCCGGTCGACACCCCGCGCTGCAGCTATGATCAGGCGATGGTGGTGGCGGAACGGCTGGCATTGGCAGAACGCACCAAGCCCCGCAACTGCATGGCTTGCGGCAAAAGCTTCCTCAGCACTGGGCCGGGTCATCGCCTGTGCAACATCCACAGGAGTGAGGGCTGATGCGCTACGGTGCCGCAAACAGGATGGGCAGGGCTATCGCGACCAGCGTAAGGCCCACGGTGATCCATTCTGACAGCTTCCGCGCCCTGGTCTTTTCGGGAAGCTGCACCATCAGCGCGGCACAGGAAAAAACAGCTGTCCATAGGGTAACGACCAGCCATACATCCCAGCGCTGCAGCGTGCGGTCTGTAAAAATCAACGTAGTACCGGGGACGGCCGTCACCGCGGAGAACAACGCCACCTTATGCCATTTGATCGTCAAAGCCTTGCCTCCTGCGATTGTCTGCACAACCAAAAGCATCAAAACCACAACCAAAATTAGCAAAAACACAACCAAAGGTAGCAAAGCCAAAACCCGAGGTAAAGTCGACGGAGACAGCAAATGCAACAAAAAGTCACAAAGGGCCAACCGATGAAGTGCTTTGTGTCTGCGCTCATCGGGGCCTTGCTGGCCCTAATGATCATGCCTACTTCGCATTATACCCAGCGGCAGGACGTTTGCAGCATGCCGCCGATGTTTGAAAGCTGGGAAGATATGGAAAGGATGGGTCAGTGACCGATCAAATGAAATACCCCGACAAGATCGATGTCGTCGGGCGCATGGCAAAGACAGGCCGATCCCCTCTTGACCGCGAATTTCGGGGGGAAGCGAGAGTGTACCACCCCGGGCGCTTGGCTGGCGAGATTTATGTGAATGGCGCACAGGCCAAAGAGATCTATGACCGCGACCAGGCAAAGATCGCATCCTTGCGTGCAAAGCTGAACAGACTGCAGCGCCTCTATGACGACACGGCCAGCCACATGCTTTCGGGCATCAAAGTTCCCGAGCTGGACCAAGTGGAGCCCGAGATCTCAAAAGGGGACAGCGATGCTGGATGAAACCCCACACAAGTATTTCACTACGTCACGGACCAATGCTCGGCCGCACAAAGAAGGCGGCAAAATCGCGGTTCATTTTGCCGAAGCCCCAAAGCGCAACCCTGAGACCGGGCTCACGTCCTATTCGATGATCTGGCCGGGCTTGCTGGTCGTGGATGGCATCACAGATCCAGAAGGTTTTGCGCAGACCGTCGCCGACATTCTGAACGAAAACGCGCACCGCTTTTTCGACAGCGCTAAGCCAAAGACATAAAGGACTGACCCGATGACCCAGACAACATATGCCCACTGCAGCCGAGACGGACTGATCAGCTTTTCAGCCCGCCAAAACCACCCTGGCTTGATTTGCATCGGATCTGGCGGCGCAGCCTTCCGTAACCTTGTGGACATCCGGGCACGTCATGCAAAGGACAGCGACGCGCTGATCGTGCCCGGCGTTCCGGAAGCTGCTAGCGATGCCGACGCCCTCGAATGTGTAGCCTACTTTACCGACTGGCTAGCGGGCATGACGCCTGCAGATCTGTCGAAAAAATACGACGCAGAGGGCATCATGGCCCGCGCCTTGGCGCAGATCACATAGGATAGGTGCCGGGCGATGGACAGTTCCAACAAAAAAGATGAGCGCGCACCTGGTCTGCCTGACCAACCCTTTTCTGCGTACTGCCGCACATGCTGGGAAATCATGTACGGCTTGTGGTTTTCCAGCGAAGAGCACCACGGCGTTTGCCCGAATGGTTCAGAATGCCCCCGCAAACCTACCCTTCAGAAAATGCAGTAAAGGAGCCAGACAGATGGCAAAATTAGCAGATATTACAATCCACCACCAACGCGGTGGCGCGGAATTCATTCATAAATTTCCATGCTATGTTGGCTCTGATGGCATCTTTACTGTCCTGACAGAAGGATATGATGCAGAACTACGCGCCTTTGTAAAAACTCGGAAAGATATCGAGTGTGATCAAGACCGACAGAAACGCTGGCGCATTGCTGCAAACAATTTGAAGGTTCTTCAGGAAGCTCTTTCGGCCTTTGGTGAAGAGATGTTGGAGGGCAAAAAGGAGACGCGACTTTTGATATTGTTCGACCCTCGCTTACGAGGAACCTTGACCCGTAGTGCCAATAGCGAGTTGTCGCCCCATGATTGGGAAGACACGACAAACCGTGTGATGTTGAGCGGTGGCCAATTTTCAAGCAGTCATGAACAGATCGAGGCGCGTCCTGAAATCGCTCTTGTTCGAGTGACGCGTACTATCACCAAAAGCGGCACAGAAGCCTATTCGACCAATCAGATCTACCGGCGCCAGGCAATCAAAGATCCTGAAGTCGGTGAAGCGGGCGCTCTACTGGTACGATGGACGCCATGCCATGTTGGGCCTGACGCCTGGCGGCAAATCAAGACACGGGTGATCCCTTATTCCGAAGCTAAGGCAGCGCAGATTAACATGCTGATGGAGCGCTTGGCCGGGACTGCATATGACCTCGCGAACTTTCGGGATGAGGATCACGGACCGCTTTTCAGCAGTGCAGAAAACAACTGA